TGAATCTGTTGGTAGATATGCTACCTCACATTAGATTAGCGAGTGACCAATACCCCATGGAGATAGCAAAAAAACCATAACGCACAAATAATCCTAAAATAGATGAGCGTGTATCGAAAAAACGCTACCAAAGCAGCAGTAAATAACATATGCCAAGAATACGTCACGCCAACTAACGTGCTGATGTTACTAAGCACGGCGCAAATATGCCATAGAGCATACACAGCCGGCACCCGAAAGAAGACGAAGCTAGCCGTGAATCTATTTAGAGCGAGAGAACAAAATGTGCAAGCTACTAACGTAGTGCGCTACTTGACGAAAGCGCTGCCCCTGAACGTGATACAGGCTGTGGCAACCGGCATCGCCTTGAAATCATGGAGACGCTCGGTTGTATAAATAGCATGCGCCACGCTAGGCCATCTACTATTCGGAAAACATAAAGTACTGAGAAGCGAATATCGCATAGCAGACAAAATGAAGGAATCTTTGGCAAAACACATACTGCACACAGAATCGATACATACCCACGAAAGGAGTATGTTCAAAATCAGATATGTCACGGAAATATTCGACCAGAGCTAAGGTTAAGACTTCGATTTCGCAGGGAGGTTCTAACTAGACGCACTTCACAAAACAGTCCGCGGAAATTAACTATAGAACAACCCAAACGAGATGCAGCAACCACAACAAGAAATAAAGATAGTACACGGAAACCTGAAAGGCCAAGGCGATGACTTCGACTTCACGAACAAAAACGGACACGAAATTTTGATAAGAACCAACAAAGATCCGGCGCCAGCAAACCTAAAGGCGCTACATAAAATTATGAAAATCCAAGCGCCAAAAGAATTAGGCAATATAGACAAGTACGTGCACTACGACAAACTATATACTCTGAAAAAACATGAAAACCTAGGCATGTTCAATCCCGGCGGCGATCACTGTTGGTATAAAATACCTAAGAGAAGGGAAGATGTGTGGAGGAAGAATGCGCAAGAAAACGGTAGGCTGGCATACTTTGAGATCAAAAAGGGTGCCAAATTAGGCGATGACTACTACCCACACGACGGAATAGTAGGGCGGGACGGGGACGTATACGTACTCACCAACAGGCCGGTTAGAACAGGACCAAGGGTATGCAAGATAGAAAACGGGTAGGCTAGAATAAAATAGTGCTACACGATACACCCGACGCACGCCAATAGTTATGCAGCGGCGATGTTCGGAAGACATTTTAGAACGGCGCTACAACCCGACCCAAAAGAGGTGGCCAAAATAGCATACTAGGTCCTATGTGAAGAAGAGCTGACATCAGAAGTCAAGAAACAATATTATCAACAGGACGCAGTCGAATTCGAAGAGTGGCTGTCAGAAAAACCATACTGTAGCGAGAAGAAACACCAATACACAGCCGCCTACGATTTGTAGACGATAGGGAAGTACGCGAATTCTAACGGATATACATTATCAGTTAAGACGGGAGAGTACTATTGTGAATACGACCCAGATTTAGTCGAGACGAAACCGCGACTGATATGGATGCCCAGCAATAGCAATAAGGGTCTGATTAATCATTTCGTCGGAGAGCTAATGCAGATAGCGTGTCTAGAACACGATTGGTTTATATAAGGCAAAAAACAAAAAACGCTGGACAAGCAAATGTATCGAGACGCCATGGCACTAGGTGGATATAATGAAATATGCACCATAGAACTAGACGGTGGAGCACACGATTCGCACCAAGATTAAAAACTGATCGAGTGTATTGATCATCGCTACATCGACAGGGTCAAAAATATTATATACGCCAAAAACAAATATTCAAAACTGGCTATAGACTATCTAGAAGTCTAATCAAAATAAACAGTCCACAAGTTCGAGGTTATGAACGTTGATAAACACAACGACTACGGGTACGGGAAAATATACAAGGGGACTTGTGTGGGAACAGTCCCCTCAGGGTCACCCATACTAACTACGTTCGGGAATACGACCAGAGTGGGGACCTATTAATTGTATTGTCTAAAAACGTGGCAGTACAAAGTTGATTACTTTTTCTACGTATCGGGAGACGACGTGATTATAATAGCCAAAAAAGACCTGGCAGCGGATATGGCGGCAAAAATACGAGAATAATATGCACCAAATTTAGACGCTAGGAAATACGGATTAGGACAATGCGCCAAGGAGATACTAGTCACCAGGGGGTTGACGGGAGAGTTCTGCTCTAAGGTAATATGCGCCTACGACGGGGGGGTAGCATTACTTAGAAAACCCCAGAATGTGATAAACAACGGCCAATTTTACAACGGAAAGTTAAGAGACCTATTCAAATAGTATCCGCAATTGCACCAAATGATATCAAAAGACTAAGATATCAAATGGATGACGAAGATACCACAACTTCAAGATCTCGTCGCAGCAATCGTAAGTACCTCGTCAGGATCATAAGAAGACATGAAAAGAATGATGTGTAGCCCAGTCGCGACCGAAGAATTTTAGGCGACAATGCTATATTCGTTCATGTGCACAGAATTAGGAAATTTGGACACGCGACAGGAAAGACAAGTAGCCAAAGCATACGAAAAATATATGCCGATGTGCTTCGATATATAAACATATCAAGGAGGATACGCAATATGGGAGGGCAAAGTAAATCGTTTGCAAGCCATCAAGATGGTGTGTGGGACAAGCGATCAACCCGACCTCGTAATAAAGAAAGTAAGATAATAAATGCAACAGCGACAAAAAAAAGCAAAACAGGTTTCGGAGAAAAGAACGGCGCGCAAAACACAAAGCGCAGCGCAGTAGACGGTCTAGGCGAAAATCAAATCGGAAAAAACCATGCCGAGAGTTCCTAAGAGATTATGGGAGACTAAAAAAAATGCATCAAGGGCCGGGAAGTACACAAGCGATCCCGCTAGTGACGGAAAAGGAGCAATCGGTATGATGGGCGCTCTAGATCTGAATCTGCTGGCGAAATACAAACCAGGCGAAATTGACGCGCCATTTATAGCATCCATGTCGAAGCCACCCATACACTCGGGATTGTTCAAGACATCACTAGATTTGACGAGCGGAGCCGAGGGGGCGTCAGAAAATATACTGGCACTGGGGAGCAAAAAATACACACTATTAACTTTTGCACCGGCGCTAAGTTGCTATTACGGCTCAGGAGCATCAGGAAAGTTCACAGTGGGAACGAAAATAGCGGGGTTCACCATCCAGGTGGAACAAAATGAGGGAACCAAGGTACTCTATAGGGATGGATACGACACGCAAGCTCGAGCTCTGTCAATGCAGGAGCTATACGGCTCCGACGCTACATCGATAGCCGAGGCTGGTATGGTGTGGGCGTCAAAAATCAAACTGTCGTTGGTGGCGCCAGCAGCCAACATTACAGGGACGTACCATTAGGGATATCTGACGATGGGATAAATACCAGCGGCGGGCTTCTCTATAGGCGAGCTCATCACGGCAGCAGGCAAATCGGGTTCAATGGAAACGAATTTCAACATGAAGACGTCATTAGTGAACAACGACACAGTCTATGGACAGCAAAAAAGGGTGGAAGTGGGCGCGGCAGACGCATTCCAAGATATGTCACTAGAAGTGGTCGAGTATCTCATATTGGAACGAGCAGTCGTAGACACAACGGGCGGAGCATTGTAGGAGTATACCCTAAGTGGGCACGTAAAAGGGAACTTTGCTTATTGGCCTAAGGCAACTGACACATTCGCACGTGATCTAGAAGCACCTCAGATATAAAACAGGCGAAACAAACTGAACTAGCAGTATAACCCCTAGAAAGACACAGAAAGCATGTCTATAAAGTAGCTAATTAATGATCTATCAGGCAGTACTACCATGGAATGGATGCCGAAGATCATACAAGGGGCGGGCGCATTAGCAAACTTGCTAATGGAAAAGCCGCCGCAACACGAGCGTAAAGTCTTGGTCTCAGAAAACAGAATGGCTCTAACGAGAGCATACGAGGCCATGATTCGCTTCGAACCAACCAAGAGCGAGGAACAAAAATGGAGCGACGCAAAAGAAACGCTAATGGGACTGGCCATGAAATACAACAAAGCAGAGACTAGGCTGATACCATACGACGACGAAGACGACACCGAGACGGTATAGTACGGGTCAGCGAAGGTCTGCAAAAGCAAGAAGTGACCACAGCGTCGAGAGGCAACGACGATTAAATAACGACCTAAAGAAAACAAAATAGGTAGTGGGAAGACCTATAGAAAAACAAACACCACAGTAGTAGCGCGATCGCGCACTACGCAAACGCCGATCGGCGATAAACAACGCAACTTATATGAAAACGAAGACGATATATCGAAGACTAATGCGCAAACAATTGAACAGCGTGGACGACATATAGGAACAACGTAATAATAAGGAGCAACGATAACAGATACGGAAAGAGAGACACACGAC